GATCCTTCTTGTTCTTGCCGACGAAGGAGTAGATATCGGCAATTCCAGAATCGATCACCCGCAGTTGCTTTGCTGCACGTTCAAGCTCGTCGGCATTGCCATCAGACCACGTCCACGCATTGTGGATCATGATGTTGGAACCACGACGAAGAGTTCGCTTGGTACCTGCCATCAATATGATCGAAGCAGCGGAGTAAGCCACACCGATCACTTCGATGTTGACATCAAAATCGGGATTGACTTCCTTGCCCTTCTTGGCGGCATCAACAAGCAAGTTGTAGATACCAATTCCTTCCGAAGCACTTCCACCGAACGAGTCAATCCACACGTCGATGCCAGAATGGTTCTGAACGTCTCTTAGCATGTTGCTGATTTCGATCAGTTCCACACCACCTTCATCCCACCATTTGGGTACACCGATCTGACCGAAGATTTCAATTGGAAGTCGGGACATCGACGTTATCCTTTTTGGTTGGGTCAGTTGGGTTACCATCCTTAGCGGGATTCTCTGGGGGGTTGACTGCTGTACCCAATGGTACCATCTGTGAACCCATGATGAGAGGCTCGTCACCGTAAGGCACATGAGGTTGGCGAAGAATGTCTCGCCAATCGTTGATTGTCATTGCTCCGTTCTGGAGTCGACGAATGAGGGTTGCGTTGAAGGATGTTGGGTCGGCAGACTCAAGAGCGTCACGATCGAACCATAGACTGTACTGAGCACGGTGTGTCTCGGAATAGGTCAAAAGACGCGATTCGAGAACGTTGCACATTGCAGTCAGGTAGGGGATCATTGTGACAATCAGGAACTCGACAAGAAGTTGAGCAGCAGTATTCTGCGACTTCTCTTTACCTTGGAAGACGAGGTGAGGTGGCACACCAAACCAGCGGCATAGTTCCGTTACTTGGAATTCGCGAGTCTGGAGCAGTTCGAGAGCTTGAGCGTCAAATCCAAATGTCTTCCATTCTGCTCCGTGAGTCAGCACACCAACCCGGTGCTTTTCGACTGTGTGCTGACGACGGAAGGATTCTTGGATTTCGGTTTTGTTGTCAGGTGTCAAGGCTGATGGAATTTGGATAAACCCGGCAGGTCGTCCGTCATCCATCAATTGGTGCGCTCTGTCTTCCGCTGATGCTGAAAGAGCCATTGACGCCGAGCCAGTGATAACTGGAGAAACGCCGATGAATCCGTCGGGTGGTGCATGTCGGAAGTGGAGAACGTCAAAAGGCGTGAGTTCGTAGTGTCGGCCATAGCGGTCGAAGTAATCGTAGTACCGTTCGTTGTTGTGACCGTATGCTGGTTTGCACGACGTCGCTACTCGTTGAAGCTCAAGTCTTACTGCTTGATTGCGTTGGTTTCTGTCAATTGGCAAACAGGAGTTGCCAGAGAACAGAGTTTGACGAGATGCAGCTTGTCTCCAGAAGAATGCTGGTACTGCATCGTCGGCGTATGGGTTTGATGCGTCAGAACAAGAGTTCAGTAGCCACCAAGCCGGATGGTCTCTGTCAACGCGTTCGTAGCCACCTTTCGTCATCTTCACGACATGGACTGGAATACACGCAGCCATGTTAGAGATGACAGAGATGCATCGCTCCACTGTGGAGAGTTGCAATGCGGCACGAGTCTGTGTGACTGTTGAGAAGCCAAACTCACTCATCTGTACTTGACGAGCAAGCTCATCCAATTTGGTAGGGACTGGCACTCTTGAGCAGAAAATGTTTGACACTTTCCGAAGGAGTGAGACCATATTATCCCTAGATCAAAACAAGACCAGAATTGTTGCGAAACCCAATCTCGTTATCCGTCGAGACTGCGTTCGCGTTCACTGCGGCAATCACTCCGTCAATCTTGCGAGGATCGTCAGTACCACCACCCTTTGCTCGGAACTTGCCGGGCTTAGCTGGCATGTAGTGGTCAGTCTGATCGCAAATCACCTGCACATGCCCAATTTGCCAATTCATCACTGGATGATTGGAATGGTACATCTGCTGGTTGATAATCATGTTCTCCAAGTCTTTTGTCGGTCCAGACATGTAGCGAATGGTCGTAGGAATCTCTCGCAGCATGTTCTCAGACCAACCATGCACTTTCAGCAGACGGTTGATGAAGATCGATGAATGGTGCGGGTCAAAGCCCAAACCACGAACATCGTAACCATCTGTGTAGATTTCATGGACAAAGTCAGCAATCGCCTCTGTCTGAATTGCTTCCTCTTCGACGATTGTGACGTGCTTCGACCACTTCTCGAAGTTGAAGAACTTCCTGTACCGATCCACTGAACTTCGAGGAATCCAGAAGTAGGGGACAAAGTACGGGATGAGATTGCCGGGATTGTCTGGATCAGTTAGTCCAAATTCGAGGACTACTGAGGTGGTGTCTCTAGTATGCGACAAGTCAACACCCATTGCCAGTGGGTACTTCTTGAGGCGACTAATCTCTGGGGGATAAGGATGGGCGCATGCCTGCCACTTGTTGTAGTCGAGCCAGTTGACTCCACCGGATAGCCAGATGCCCAGACGGTAGCGTTTGAACTGGGCTAGTTCGGGGGGAGATTGGCGAGACGTACGAAAGTCGCTGAGGATGTTTTCCTTGGTGAAGAGACGCCCAAAGCCCGGATTAGCTTTGACTGCGAGCTTGAGCACTTCACGTTCGGATTGGAAGGTGGAGGCAGGGAGTTGTTGTGAGACTGAGAAATTGATGCAAAGGAAGTTTGGATTCCATGCTTCTGGGAATTCGATTGCGGAGTTGGAGATGCCGTAATCGAATCGAGACTTTCCGTAGTCGTTTGAGATATCCCCAGCAGTAGACATTTCCACGTGTAGTGGCTCTCTACGGGAGATACCTGCTCGCTTGATGACGTCGACGATGTCGTTACCAATAACGTGTGTCTCGTCGATGAAGATGGAACCGTTCAACCCTTCCTGTGAGTTGGCGTTCTTGGCATGGACGATCTTGTACACAGACCTAGTTGGCCGGTGGACGATATCCCATGTGTTCTTGAAGATTTGGCAGTCAGGGGACAGTGTCGGAGATTGCTGGATCATGTTAACAGCGTGCATGTGGGAGATTTTTGCTTGCTCCCCGTCTCTTGCGATGCTGTAGCACTTCTGCCCCATCTCACCTTCACCGCAGAAGATGTAGACTCCCGTGGCTGCTAGCGTAGGTGACTTGGCATTTTTCTTAGCAATCCAGACCGACACTTGCTGGAATCGACGAACCCACTCCTTGTACGTCGGATGTGCCCACAGCCATCCAAACGTTTGCATGAAGTATTCGTACTGCCAGTCTTCAACGATCATCGGCTTGCCACCCATTTCACCTTCATAAAGGTAGCAGTTCTTGGAGACCCAGTCAACAACTGATTGGCCGATCCGCTCGGAAAAACGGTAGGCTGGTTTGCCATTGACTACGGTCTGTGCAGCACGTTCATCCGACGCACATCGAATCCATCGCCTTGTTTCAATCGGTACTTGACGAAGAGGCACAATCTCCGTACTGCGTTCAAGCCAATGTGCGATCTGAGGACCGAACAAGTAACGCCAACGAGTGGGAGACTTGGTTGGAAGTAGCTTTTCGTCAATTCCAAATTTAGGGGTTCCATCGGTGACCATGATAATCTCTGGGGGATAGATCAAGCGTAGCCATGCAGCGTTGCGGCTGTGGTGGCTGTCTTGATGATTCGTGGGATGACGGCAACATGCTCAAACGCTGCGACAGGGAGTGTGATGGTTACTCCCGGCCGATCGTATGGCTCGAAGACCAAGTCACCTGCTGTAGAACCAATCTTGATTCCTTTGATAGGAATCGGGTCGAGAACGTTCGTGTCGTGCTTGGTAATCAGTGACACGTGGCGAGAGAAGCCCGAAGGATTGTCCGGGACTTCGTTGATGTTAATCACAGACGTGCTCCTAGCTTGAGGGAACCTTGGGCTGGTTTGAAGAGGCGTGTAGCGGATTGGGTGTAGGCAATACGAGCCTGTGCTACGTCAGCTTCGCAATTGGGGGAAGACTCAGCGTTATCAAGATTTTGCATTCGGAAGAAGAAACCGAAACCTGCATCGATTGCTTGAGCCTTTGTGAGTGACGAAAGTCCAAACAGGTTTGTTTCATCGCCGACAGTCAAAAATGCGAGCGATCCTGATACAGGAAGGAAAAGTGACGAACTTCCTTGCTCTGTCCCAGCGTTTGTTCCGGCGGTAGTTTGGACTCGCAACTGAACCATTGCAATTCGTGATTGGCTGTCTCTATACTTGAGACGGAACTGAATTCCTGCGATTGTTGCACCTTCAGGAATATCCGGAAAGGCAAAGTTGTTGACTCGGGCATCGGCGGTCAAGCCACTACTGAACGAGATAAACTGATTGTTCTCAGTTAACAGG